GGCTCATTTGATCGAGACCCTTTTGGCCTGTGTTTCCAACCCTGCTCCTTAGCTATCTTTACAACCTCCTTACAGACATAGTTGGATAGTTCTGCATAATGAGACGTTTCATTCGCGTATTTAAGTCGAGCGTATCGGGCTGTTATGCGGTCCAGCCCAGCCAATGCAAAGCACATATCTTCCCAAGAGCGGCGAGGATTGTGAAAGATGCTGGATGACTGGGCAGTCAGTGACTTAAAATTCTCCTTCGAGTTCTTCCTCAAAGTAAATCTCCATGAATATTTCTTTTGTTGGTGTTTTCGGTAAGACCAATTCTACTTCACCGGCCTCTACATAGTTTTGAAACCGTTCACATGCCAGTTCATGGTCTCGGCATGCGTCATGCTTCTCACATCCATCGCACGGACTTCCGGAAAGCGACATCATTCTGCTCCAGACTAGATTTACCATGAGCGTGGTAACTTAACGAAAATCTTGTGCATAAAATTAATAGCTGTTCCATCGTTCACCATCGTGGTCGGGAACCTATACACGCTCCAGCCATCTAGAGCGGCTAAATTATACTTCTCGCAGTCCTTGGCAAACCCGGCTCCAGTCACATGTCTGCCTTTATTCCAAGTTCCACCTTCTATCTCTACAGCTATCATGTGCTTAGGCCACGCAAAGTCGAACCTAAACCGCCTGTCTTTTAGAAAAACGTATTCCTCTTTCCATAGCCCAAGACCCAAGGTGCTGAACTTCTTCTCCTCAGTACCAAAGGTCGCATCCTTGAGTTGCTGCGAAAATATTAGTTCTCCCTTACTCCGGGGTATAACCACTCTCTAACTCCTTGCTTGTAGGCTCTATGAGTTGAGGAACTGGCGCTCTTCTGCCTTCCTTAAACGAGAAGGGCTTCCCACTAAACCACAACGGTAGCGTAGGGTGCTCAGGATCATAACGATTCTTTAAACAGTTCAGGTAACCGTCCGGTTTCCTCTGATACTCTTCATTGTCTGGGTTATCCCTCAACATCTTCTGCTTCTTTAAGTCTTTAAATATGGTAAAGGCATAGTCAGCTAAATCTGAAATCTCACCACACCCTTTTATATCCATCTTATCTGGCATCTTATACTCGTTCTCGCCTTTCCTCATATGAGCGACCAAGTGAATATGCAAACCAGTCGTCCTCGCTGCCTCTTTCAGCATACGAATAAAGTTCTTTTGGCCAAGGTTTAGGTTGGCCTGATCCGTCTGAAGGTCTACCATCATGAGGGAGTCTAGCACAAGATGCGTAAAGTTGTTTGCAGATGCCCATCTAGCCAAGGCTATTAGTTCATTTGCTCTAACGTGTTCCTCTTTCCCGTAGATATAAACCTTTCCTTCTAAGTAATCCATGACATAACTGGCTGCTTTGGCTGTAGGCTCACCAACACCTAGAGCCTGTTTCACCATTCGTTCAATCTGAACATGGACAGCCATCTCAGGTGACCAGAAGAGGACTTTCTCCTCCTTGTCAGTATACTTTCCATCTGCCCACCAAAGGCAGAACTGCTGAATCAGGGCTGACTTACCATGCCCGTTGATCCCAGCCCACACGGAAAGAGTGCCGGGAATAATTCTGAGATCAGTATCCGCAAGACATGGGATACGACAGCCAGATTTATTATTCCTATTCTCTATCCATTCTAGGGTTTCTGTCCTAAAGTTATTAGGAGAAAACACATGGCCTGATACATCCACAGGCTCCATAAAATCTTCAAGATCAGGCGTAATTAATTGCATCAGTCTTCCTCGAATTTAGCCATTGGATCATCAGTGTACTCGATCCATCTCTCTTGTTCAAGAAATTTCTGCGCCCCCGGAACCCACTTCCCCGAATCACTGGTCCAATCGGCTGATTCCTTATGGTCTTCCACACAGCGGATGATCTGGGGGGCGATCTTTTCCAATCCATTGAGTGTCCAGTACTGGTGCAGAATTCTTTTAACACCCAAGCGGTGACGAGGGTAGGTAAAACAGAATCTCTGATACCCCGGTTCCATCCCATTACTTTTGTTTTCTTTTAAGGATTCTTTTAGTTCCACTACAGTGGTGGAGTCTGAGTCCACTACAGTGGTGGAGTCCACTACAGTGGTAGGGTCTGAAACTAAGCGGTAGATATTGGTATCCCTGTACCGTTGCTCCCTTTCTAGAGTGCCAAAATTCACCATCTCAGATATCATCTTGCTGCAGTACTTGGGCGTATGCCCACTCCTCTCAGCTATTTCGTTAAGGCTGGGAAAATATGGCTGAGGACAACTCAGGATAGCCCCCATCACCCTCAGATGACCTGACTTATGCCTGTGGTCTTGAAGGATGTAGACAGGCAACGGACCCCAGAAGTTGCCTTTGCTCATAACATTCTCCACATGACAAAGTAGTATGTCTTCTTTGCATTGTGATAACGGGTGTCAAAAATCTTTTTAGCCTGAAGGCGTTTAAGCACTTCCCTAAGACCTCTGACGGTCAAAGATGATAAGGTGGCAATCTCTGCCATCCTTAAATCAACCACCCCATTATCGTTTATCTTGAATACCATCGCCACTGCTACCAACTTCTCTGTTGGGGACAGCGACCTCGAGCGGAGCAGCACATTCAAAACATGCTCCTTTTTCTCTTTAAATGTCAGCATTATCAATCACTTAGGTGATGGTTGCTTAATTGGAACCTGTATGATAAACTGCCTACCATGGCGAGTCAAGAGAAATATATGGGCTGGATTCACCGGCAGCCTTGTTGGGGCTGCGGCACATATGGCGTTGAGGCGCACCATGTCCGGGTTTTGACCGGAATGGGGAAGAAGCCTATCGACCTGCATGTGATCCCCGTATGTAGGGGTTGCCATATGAAGTGCCATGCCTTAGAATACACCACGGAAGACCAATTGATATGGCTATACCAGACACAGACGAGAGCAACAGCAGAATCGCTTATAAAGTGGTGACGCTCATCACGTTGTGGGTTGACGAAGGCCCGGAGCATGACGCGATAGTTAATCTGTCCAAGCAAATTCTCGAGCATGAAGTTACAGAACTTCTGGATGGAGCAGGATTCCGCATAGGGGACACAGGATATGAATTCACCACAGCGGTTAACTCAATTGAGTTTGTTCAACGCACCGAACTTCACTAACCTGTAGCGATACAAGTCATGACTAAAAGACGATGGATACTCCGAAGCACTCGCGTTAGAGATTTGGCATGTTCTATTCTAGGTGAGTTACAATTTCAGGATGAGCCAAACGATGAGCCCGTTCTTGAACTCATCTTGCGCCCCTTTAAAGATAGCCGTTCATTGGAGCAAAACGCCATGTTCCATTCATGGTGCGGGTCCATAGCGGAAAAGACAGGGCATTCAAAAGCAGAGATCAAGGACATCCTTCTGGAAACAGTATTCGGAACTGAAGAATACTTGAACCTTAATGGAGAGAAACGAAACAGGTTAAGACAAACATCTGGCTTGAACAAAAACGAAATGTCAGAGTTGATAGAAAGATCAGTACAAATTGGTATAGAACTCGGGGCAGACATCCCAGAGGTGAAATATGAGTAACGGGCATTCAGAAGAAGGTATTGCAGCAACAGCCGCACCAGACTATAATGACGGGCAAGACTACCATGCTCAAGAGATTCAGGACCAAGAGCAACAACAGAGAGAGCAGCGCATGACGGACCCAAATAACGAAACCAGCCCAATGACTAGAAGCCAATTCTTAAACGGACTGGTTAAGCGTCACAACCTTATCGTTAATGAAGACATCTGGAAAGATGAGCGTCTTGGGTTTTCCATAATCAAACTTACAGGCATTGAGAAAATTCAAGCCAATCTAAATATAAGAGTGACGTTTGAGGATATTGTAATCGAGAGAGACTTTGCCGTTATTAAAGCAACCGCTACAGGCCAATACAACTCTGTTCAAAGTTACGGTAGCGTAGTCAGGGGTAAAAAACCTGATGGAAACCACGTTGGTACTTACGTTGTTGAGATGGCGGAGAAGAGAGCAAAAAATAGAGCCGTCCTTAAGTTGTGCGGTGCGTACAAATATGGACTGTATTCTGAGGATGAGTCTGACGACTTCAAGAAAAAATCATGACTGTTCGGGAATGGCCTCTTCAAGAGGAAGACATAAATGAAGACGTTTGCAAGAAGTGCGCTATATGTTGCGAGATAGAACTCAAGCCTAACTGGAAAAACCCTAGACAATTTGAATGGCTTGGCGCTATTGTTGATGGGCATGACAATATAACAAATACTAGAAAAGGAATACGAATTCGCTGCTCTCACCTAAGACAGACAAAATATGCAACTGGGCCGTACTGGGAATGCGGCATCTATGAAGATAGACCCCGGTTATGCAGGGATTTTAATTGCGTAAGTTGGGCTAAATACAGCGATGACCTTGCTCAATACAACAGAGTGTTAAAAAGGATGGGGATTATAGACCATGATTTCTCTACAGAACTACGAGGGCCAGACATATGAGTCATTGGTACGATAGAGAAGGTAACCCGCGCTATGAGGTTCAAGGTAAGAAGGGGCTAAAACCCACTACTCTGCGTGAGGCTAGGAAGGAGGGGTGGGTTCCGTCTGTCTCGACAGTCTGGGGCGATGTTGTTGCCAAGCCTATGCTCAACAAGTGGATGCAGAACGAACTGATGAGCGCCCTCTATACGGAGTTTCATTCCGCTGAAAACATGGGCGGAGAGCAGACCTACTCTATGTATGAGGAACTAGCTAGAACACGGTTCAGCAAGAAACAGCAACAGGTGATGAATCGAGGGACAGTTATCCATGATCACCTTGAACTCTACTTCAAAGGAATTAAAGTTTCCCCAGAGTATGAGGAGATATGTCACAACGTACACCAGAAATTGAACGAAGCGTGTGACAGTGGGGACTGGGTAGCGGAACATGCTTTTGCTCACCACTCAGGCTTTGGCGGGAAAATTGATTTACACAACGACGAGTGGGTGGTAGACTTCAAGACTAAGGAATTCCCAAACAACCCCAACGTGAAGAAAATGGTTTACGATGATTACGGAGCGCAACTAGCGGCTTATAATTTCGGCATGGGGGGCACACGCAGGATAATGAACTTATTCATAGACGTTGGTGAAGGCCATCGTGTACTTGAATGGGAGCATGAGGATACTCAGCGCTATGAGGGTATGTTCAACCACGCTCTCTCGTTGTGGAAACTTGTTAAAAAATATGACCCTTCATGGGTTGATAGCAGGGTAATGTGATATGAATGTAAATAAAGTAATTTTGGTTGGTCGTGCAGGGAAAGACCCGGAAGCACGAGAAACGGGCAAGGGGGAGTCGGTTGCAAACATCTCTCTCGCTACCAATAGCGGATACGGTGACAATGAAAAGACGGACTGGCATCGTGTGACGTTCTTTGGTAAACTTGCTAGCACTGTAATTGAGTATGTGAAAAAAGGTCAGGAACTTTATGTTGAAGGGAGGATATCCTACAGCAAGTACACTGGCAAAGATGGTATTGAGAAGTACAGTACCAGTATCATAGCTTACTCGATGCAGATGGGTAAGAAGGAGTCAGGTTCATCAGGTTCTTCAGTTTCATCAGTAACCGTGGATGATGACCCACTTCCATTCTAGAGAGGGCGGGGGTGGAAACACCCCCAGTCTCTACTGGCAAGACGACATAGACCAGACCTTCCGGGTCTATCACTTGGCTAGAGAGGTGTACCCAAAGAGGTGGGGCGTAAACTCAAAAGGTGAATTGTGGAACACATGGTTTCTCAAACACGCTGGGATGTCTCTTGATAACTTTGTAAAATGGGCGAACGAACACAAACTGAAAGACAAATGGAGTCAAAGCGTAAAAAAGTCAAGCTACAAAGCAAAACTACGAATGGAGAATAAACATGAAGACTAGAGAGAAGAACAAGGCTGAGAAGTTAGACGATAGCAATAGATTGTTACAGGCTGAGAAAGCATTTCAGTCCAGCGCTATTGAGTTTACCAATGAGTTTATAGATTCTGAAGGTAACGTGCTGTATGCTACATGGCAATCGGCTGTTGATAAGAAGTGGGAAATAGAACGTATTAAAGAGATTGCCGCCATGGCTAAGGTTGGAGATGAATGGGATTACAGTAATGGAATTACAGGAGCGTACCGATACCGTAATGCTTGAAGTGGTATATTCACTGCCAATGGAAAGAAATTAAATGATAACCGAATATCAAGGGATAATCCACAAGAGCAGGTACGCACGTTACCTAGACTCTGAGGAGCGCAGAGAGTCATGGGAAGAGACGGTTAACCGCTATACCAATTATATGGAATGGGTGTTAGCTGGATTCCAAGTAAGCACTTTCCCTAAAGAGGTTAAGCAAGCGATCCTTGATATGGAGGTGATGCCCTCCATGAGAGCCTTCATGACCGCTGACCCAGACCCCGGTACTGGCGCTCTTACTAGAGACAACATGGCGGGATACAATTGCGCCTACCTCGCGGTAGATCATATCAGAGCCTTTGATGAATCCCTTTACGTTCTTCTCTGCGGAACTGGCGTAGGCTTTAGTGTGGAGAGGCAATTTATTAACCGTCTCCCATATGTAGCTGATGAGTTTCACGAATCAGACACTACTATAGTTGTTTCTGACAGCAAGATAGGATGGGCAAAGGCTTTGAGAGAATTGGTGAGTTTACTCTATCAGGGGATGATACCCAAGGTAGACTACAGCAGGATTCGCAAGGCTGGCGCTCGCCTCAAAATTTTCGGGGGTCGAGCCTCTGGGCCTGACCCTCTGGAAAGATTGTTCGGTCACTACATCCATACGTTCCGTAAAGCTAAAAACAGACGACTCAATAGCCTAGAGTGTCATGACCTCATGTGCTGGAACGGGGAGAGTGTGGTAGTGGGGGGAGTTAGGAGAGCAGCAGAGATAAGCCTGAGCAACCTGACTGACGAAAGGATGAGACTCGCAAAGACAAGTCAGTGGTGGATAGAGAATCCGCAACGAGCGCTGGCTAACAACAGTGTGTGCTATACAGAGAAGCCTGATATGGGCATCTTCATGCGTGAGTGGATTTCCCTTTATGAATCGCATAGCGGAGAGAGGGGCATCTTTAACAGAGAGGCTGTTAAGAAGTTAATGCCAGAGAGGAGAGACAAAGATCATGAGTTTGGCTGTAATCCATGTTCAGAAATTTGTCTTAGAAGTGCGGAAACGTGCAACCTCTCAGAGGTAGTGTTGCGCCCTAGTGATACTATTGATGATGTCTCCCGCAAGATAGGGTTAGCTACCATCCTTGGTACTATCCAGTCTGCTCTCACCGACTTCAGATACGTCAGGCCGATCTGGAAAAAGAACGCGGAGGAAGAGAGGTTACTAGGTGTCAGTTTTACTGGAGTGTTTGATTGCCCTGCAGTCTTGAACGCTACACCCGATCAACTTGAGGCGTGGAAAGAGTCTGCTGTTTTTATGAACAATGTATGGGCCAAGAAACTGGGCATCAATCCATCCGCCGCCATCACTTGTATCAAGCCGTCAGGCACGGTGTCTCAACTCACAGGAGTTGCAGGGTCAGGCTTGCACCCCGCTTACGCAAAGTATTACATACGGCGCATCAGGCAGGACAAGAAAGACCCCCTGAATCAGGCTCTAATGGACGCAGGGATTGAATACGAGGATGACCCATACAACAGTGAGGCTATCGTGTTTTCCTTCCCTATGAAGGCTCCTGCTAAGTCCCGCACGAGGCATGAGTTTACAGCCATACAGCATCTTGAAATATGGAAGAGGTTTGCCCTGCACTGGTGTGAGCATAAGCCCAGCGTTACCATCTATGTAGGTGAGGACGAGTGGCTAGAGGTCGGCGCTTGGTGCTACAAGAACTTTGATATAGTCAGCGGCGTAAGTTTTCTCCCAAGAGCAGATGACAGCCACAGTTACGAGGTTGCTCCCTACGAGGAGATAACCAAGGAAGAGTACTCCATGTTCCCTAAGACAAAACCCATCAAGTGGGGGTCGGTGGCGGAATATGATGACAACACAACTGGCAGCCAAGAACTCGCTTGCACAGGAAACAAGTGTGAGATACTATGAACCTAATGATCATCCCTGATGCTCATGTGCATCCCGATTACAATAACGAAAGGTTCAGAGCGGTAGGTCGGTTACTCATGGAAGAGCAGCCTGAGTGCGTTGTTTGCTTAGGTGATCTGGCTGACCTACCGTCTCTATCCTCTTATGATCGAGGTACAAAAGGGTTCGAGGGTAGAAGGTACAAAAAGGACGTTCAATCGGTTATCGAGGCCCAAGAACTATTGTTCGAGGAGATGAACCGATTCAACGCCAGAAAAAGAAGGAACGGCAAGAAGCAATATAGGCCGCGCTTAGTGATGTGCTTAGGCAACCATGAGGATAGGATCACTAGAGCCATCAATTCACAAGCTGAGTTGGATGGGACAATAGGCGTCCAAGACCTGCAGTACGAAGGGTTCGGGTGGGAAGTCATCCCCTTCAAGAAATGCGTTACAATAGAGGGTATTGCATTCTCGCATTATTTCACTACTGGCGTCTCTGGAAGACCAATCTCTAGTACCCATATCGGGCATACACTCGTCTCTAAACTTCATTGCTCTGCCGTCCAAGGTCATTCACATTTATATAATCATGCAGAGCATACCAGACCGGACGGGCAAAAGATATTTGGTTTGTCTGCGGGTTGCTTCTCTCACCCTGATTACTCCGAAAACTGGTGTATGGATACTGAGCATCAATGGTGGAGAGGGGTTGTAATCTTAGAAGACTTAGATGGTGAAGGTTACTACGATGGAGTCAGGACCGTAACCCTACGGAAGATCATGAAGAAATATTCGTGATACTTATCACGCACCCTCTGGGGAAGGCTGTGATCCCAGACCAAGCACCCTTCTCATCTTTGGTATTGGCTACCTTAACCACATCTTTATCCTTCTGAATTAGATATCCTATCGTTGTTATCACTGGCGGATTAACTTCATCAGGCTTCTCCCATCCCGCTGTGCCTAGAATGTCTCGCCACTCTACTGTAACTAATCGAGGAGTTTTCATTTCTCAAAGATATCTTCATCTACCTTGTTGATTAGTTTAATTCTTAGCTCTGTCATCCGGTCCTCAAGGCTATTCACCCTGTCCTCTTTGACATCATCGCGTAGAACCTTGTTACTCAATATCTTGTTTCTCTGCTTCTGCAGTTTGGTGATCGTGCCTACTATTTTCTTTCGATAGTCAGCCATCTTGAACAGTTTGTAGTCATCACCCTCTTTGAAGTTGTCGTAGTCTTTACTTCCTGCTCCGTAAATCTCCAGTATACCTGTGTTCATACCCACGGCGGTGCGGATATCCTTCTCGTACTGTGAGTACTTGTCGTAGGTAAATCGTTTCTTGGATGCTGTCTCATCAAAGAAGAACCTTCTGGCAAAGGGAACCTTAGTCCACTTAACCTCGCCTGTCTCTCTATGGGTTAATCTTCCGGGTCCAATCATCCACACCAAGTCTGTACTTCTCTCAACGAATCTGGCCGCACCACCACCAATAGTCTCCCAGAAGTACTCAAATATATCCGGGGGAATACTCGTTGGAATCCCTAATAAACTACCCTCTACCGCTCTTGATCCACCCCCCAACCAATTAAGCGAACTGGATATGAATTTTGGTATCGGGCCTGTCGAGGACCAGTACCTCTCTGATGGCGGATCAGACGACCCCCACTGCGGGTCTTTGTAGATAGGTTGACCAAAATAGTTCTCGTTCAATGCTAGTTCAAGCATCGGATCAGCAAACGTAGGCACGGCGGTTTGGAGTGCAGCCTTGAACAAGTTATCGCTAGTGCCAAACGAGAACGGCATAAAGGACTCAGCAGCAGTAGACGCGAGATGCATGGTCGCTCTGCCGGGATTAGAATGACCCATCATAAGTGAGGCAACGGTATCTCCAATTGCGTGGAAGAAGTTGTAGCCATAGGGGAGAGGAATCTTAAAGAAGGTGTCAAAACCGGGCATGTAGATGTGCAACTGCCTACCTCTAGTACGCATGTCTATCTGACTCCACCTGTTAATCCCATCCTCATCATCACCCGCAAGCATAGAATTCAGGATGGACTGAGTAAAGCTATACAGCATGATACCACCAGCTACCTTCTGAACACGAGTCATTCCCTTCTTGCCAGTCGGCCTTCTGAACAGAGCTTGCATAAGACGCACAGTACCCTGAACAGATGCGTTAAAGAACAGGTAGAGAGAATTGAGCGCTGCACCCTTCTCACCCTTCTGGGAAAAGTTAACGGTTAGGTTTCTAGATATGTCAGCGGCCCTTCTCATGGCAGACGCTTCATCCATTCCATTCTGGATAAAAGCTTCCTTGGCATTCTTGTAGGTAGCCAAACGCATTGTGTTTTCCACAACGGCGTTGTACTCGCCCACAAATTCGAGCATCTTATCCTTCCAGCGTCTAGCCCCTGCAGCCGTGGTGTCCTTGATGTAATTGGTCAAGGTCTTTTCAAAGTCCCTCACATCCTTAAAGGCAAAGAAGTCTATTCGACCACCCTGCAACGAAAACTCTTCAGCTAGTCTGGCCCACTCAGTATCTGTTTTCTTATCTCTAATGAAATGCTTGAGGCCCACACCTGCCGACTTGATATCCTTGAATATTTTACGACTTAGCGCCTCAGTATCTTTGAACTCCCCAACAGTTTCTTTCAGACCCTGAAGGTGACCCATCGCTGTCGAGAAATCCCTGACAAAGTTTGTAAGAACGAACTCAGGGTTGACGGAAGTATGGACAGCGCTGAACCACCTGTTGACCTGAGAGGTAAACTGCAAGAACGCGCCAGAGTCAGTCATGTTAGTTCTATTGAAAGCCTGCCCAATCCTCTTGTCCGTGACTAGGATAACAAACTCTTCACCGTTGACTTTAAAATGGATGTTGTGATCCGGATCAGTTTGTTGATTCTTATGCAGACCAAGAATTAATTGTCCGGTCTCAGCAACTTCATGCGCCTTGAATTCATCCAAAGAAACTATAGTGGCAAAGTTCTTAAGGTTTTCTTCGTTGTCTTTGATTAGCTGTGCAAAAGACCTGACTACCTTGTTCTTTTCTATTCGATCAAGCTCGTAATCCATCTGCATGATCGACCATGCCCATGTATTTTCTGCCTGAGAGAAACGACCACTCGCTTTTCTAGATTCAGGACCACGCACACCCAACTTAGATGGGCCAATAGGAACCTCAAAAAATTCATCAGCAACTAAAATATTGTCTCCACGCAAAGGAACGTAAGTGGCAAACGCTTGTGGGTTAGAATACATTTCAGACTTAGCCATTATTTCTGTGGTAATCATCCCACTCTCAAGTTGCCTAGCCAGATTAGTTTGGTTAATTCGATAAATAAACTTGGCTGCTTGAGCAAGCTTCCCATACTTGTCTTTACCTAACTTATTGTAAAGTATTTTGAGTTCTGCTTCAGAGGAAGTTTGGTACTCAAAGACAAGACCTTTTTCTTCAGCCATCTTTGCCCACTTTATGTTTCCTTCTCTCGCGTCTTCTTCGGTTGACCACATCCCAGATGCATTAGGTAACCCTTTTTCCAAAGCAGCTTCTTTCTTAGCTTTATTCCTATGCGGGGCGTGAGTTGCATAGAGATACATATGCAGATCGTCTCCGCTAATGTCATGAAGTTTCATGTAATCAGCCAAGGGCTGAACCATTGAATTATGGAATGACCTTCTCAAGACGTTAACTATATTCTTGTAAGCCCCATGAAAGAGAGAGGGCATATTCTTATCATTGATGTCCCCGCCTCTACGCTTGATGGACGCTTCCAAGTGGTTAAGAATTTGAAAGTAATCTACAAACCACTTGACAAAGTTATGTCCTACGAAAACTTGATACCTTCCGAACAGTTTCTTTTTCCCTTCTATCGCAGGTTCTCGTTTGGTATCCCTAATGATAAAAAAGTTTTCAATAAACTTCCGGACAAGAGGAACATCATGCAGGAACCAACTCCCTGTAAACCCCATCTCCATTTCAGGGCCGACATTTTCTCGAAACGCAGCTACGAATCTGTCTTCTTCGGAAGTTTTATCCTTAGTGTTAGCGCCAAACTCACCAGAGTAAAGGAACGTGTTAAGGAAGTTGGCTGTATAAACTGCGCTCTCTTCTTTTGCCATGTAGGAATGTTTCCTAGCAGCAGCTTTAGCAAAGACGAGTATGTCTGCTGCCCCAATCTTCTTCGGGTTCAGCCATAGCTTTAGTCTAGCCAAGCCATATAGGATTGCATCTACAATGACTCTCCAGAAAGGACTGTTGGTCATAGCCTCATTCTCAACTATGTAGGCCATAGTCTCTTCCAATAGAAGGGCTTCGTTCTTTGTATCCATCTCGGCTGTGACACGATCATAGATGGCTCTGATTTCTGAATCAGTGTTTATTAGGAAGGCCACCTGCTTCATCATCTTCTGGTAAAACCTTTTCCCCATTACTGACTGGAACCCATGAGCGCCTATCTCATGCAAGGCAACTGGAATCACCCGATCAATCGGAAGGTTATCAGCAACCATAGTGATCCCTGAACTTTCCCTGCCGGAATAAGAAACAGCCCTTACTGCGGAGTCATAATTTTCTCGATTCAGTCTGACATCAATGGGCAGTTGATCAACACTCTGCACAACGGTGACATACTTGAGAACCTGATTGCCATATGCCTCTATCAATGCATTGGTTACTTCCTCAACCGTAGAGCCGCCCTCTTCTTTTCCAGCTAGGACAGCGTGGACTGTTCCGTCTGCAGACTCTTGGCTTTCTAATACGAGAGAGTACATAGCCTCTGGGTCAGTAGGAGTGCCAGTTCTAGGGGTGGCAAAAATCCTCTCCTGTTTTAACTTTAATAAATCCTTATTAGATTCTTTTATGCGATCATTTAACTTGACGTTTTTATTCTCTATCCTTTTTTTGACAATCCCGCTTCCCTGAACAGCCTCTTTCTGGTCATGTAACGTCTTAATAAGAATTTCAATTTTCTCTATATCTTTATTGATAGCATGTAACGATCTAGGCTTTTTCTTTATTCCTTTTCCATGCTGTATTTGGGTAGCATCCGCTGTTGGCACCGGCGCTCCTTTAGGAAATGATGTAACTGTTATTGCAGACTGCTTGCCTTTTGTTACTACAGCTACTTTAACATCTTGCTCTTCAAGTACCTCGTCTGTATTAAGGGAGGGGTTATTGGTGTCAACCCCTGTTGGCATTGCTGGCCGCGTAGCGGTCCTCCCTTTTAAAATATTGGCAGTAACCGGAAATTGAACCCTTTCTCTAGAAGAATCATAACGAGACTTTTTACCGTAAGCTTTTTTAGCATCTTCAAGACGCGCAAATTGTTTAGCGCCGTCAGGATTGTAAGGGTCGTTAACCTCATAAATTGTATACTGATCATAGTACTCGGCATCTTTCCTGAGATGGTAAAAAACAACTTTGTCTATGATGACTCCATAAGCATTCTTCCATCTTGCAACTGGAGTTGCGCCCAAAAATTTTCCTCCCACAATGCGGGGTAGCCTATCTGTTTTTCTTTTTCTTTTGAAGGCGAGATTCATTAAATCTTGTACAGCCCTCATCATGGTTTCTGTAGCTTCTTCAGGGGCAAGGTCTTCGCTCCTAACAAACTCCCAATACCTTCCCTCAGCCCACGCAGAAGACTGCGCTCTTCCCTCAAAAGATTCCGGCCTTAAGTTCTCAGGAATTCTTTCTATAAGAATAAGTCGCAACTGATCAAAACGATCTTTGATCGCTGGGTAAATGCCCACGGTTTTCTTAGCCTTCGGCGTTAACTTTCCTTCTACAACGCCGCCAACAATTATTGGGGAGGATTTCAAACTCGTTCCAACGCTTCTTATCAGTTCCTCATTACCCTTAGCCGGAAGCCACTTGCCGTCTGGAGTCCTCAAGGTGCGTATTAATACAACATCCTCGTCTTCTCTAAACTGGCGTCTAATTCTTGCTTGTTTTTGAATGCGAGGCTCTTTCTTATGCGCTTTTGTAATTCTTTTTACATACCTATCAACACCCACCTGATAGGTTATAGTTCCAGCCTTGACAGAGGCGAGAATGTCTTTAGATGGGCCTTTGCTGGGAAGGACGATGAGGGGTTTCCCAAGGTGGGACATCTCAGACATCACCTTGTATACACGAGGAACCCGGCTATTGATTATTTCATCGCGCCGTTTTACATAGTTTTTATCAGAGATACGACCTGCAGATTTAGAAGCCTCAAGCTTGGCTGTTTCTTTTTCTATTTCTTTGTCAACAGAATTGAAAGCATTCTCTATCTTGGCTCTTCTTGGCGTAACATTGTAAGTGCCGCGCTTGGCTTGAATTTTTATTTTATTTTCTATCTTATACAGTTCGTTGATTTGAATTCTTCTAACACCTTCTTCAGAGAATTTCTGAACGACTATATATTCTTTTGGAATGGTAAGTTTTTCACCGCCTCTCTCTACTATATAACTATCGCCTTTTTTCCCAACTAC